GGTTCTGGCGCTGGGCCTAGCATCGGGAACGCCGATGGCGGAGGTGCCATCTCGTCTCCGCCCTCGACTGGCGGCTGGTCAAATAATGCGCGTGCCTCGTTCAGTGTCAGCACTCGCTTCTCGTACCCGCTAAGAGCCTGGCGCTCTAGCTCCATCCTTGTCCTGACTTGGAGGTTGCCTGCCATGTTCGATATCGGAACCTCATCTGCGTCCTCTACTGGGTCAGCGCCGAACCTGGCCCTGGCTTCGTTGAGTGTGAGTATCTGGTTCGAGTACCCCATCTGTCCTTCTTGAATCGTCTCAAGCCTGTTCATCGGCACTGGGTCAACGAAGTCGAAGAACAGGTTGTCGCCGTCGGGATAGAGCTTCAGCAGTCTCTCGTTCAGTGCGCTGCGTATGCGCATCAGCCTGGGACGTACCAGCCATCGTGCATACATAACCTCAGCCGCCTCAGCGTTGGCACGGTTCACCGACTCAGTGATACCCATGATTGCCAGCGGCATACCGAACGCACCTAGAATCTGGTCGCGCTCGAACCGACGCAATTGCTCGAACTGCATGTCGCGCTGCGTGAGCTTCCTGTCCTTCCATGTGCCGCGTTCCAAGATGGCGACACGGTGCGCGTTCGCAACGCCCTGATGCTGGAACCGCCAGCGCTCAGCGAGCCGCTCGAAGTCGGCGTCCTGAAGACCTTGTGGGAACTCGATGATGCCGCCCGGCTCCGCGCTGTTGCGGAAGAAGTTCTGCATCCACTCAGCCGCCAGCCGCTCAGCGCCAAGGTCAACCATCAGGCTCTGGATAACGCCGATGCCACGGTACGCATCCAGCGGATTTGGGTTTCGGGTGTAGATGACGTCTTCTGGTTCAAGAAACATTCCGTTGGTTCCAATGCGGTATTCATACCCCGCGATGAACTCGGTTGGGTGCGGTATCGGGCGCATGCGGTCAGGGCGTACCACCTGCAACTCAACGGGAATGCCTGCACCGTTGCGCACCAACACCCACCACATTTCGCCGACGAGTTCCATGTGCTGCTGACTTGTTTCCAGGAAGTCCTCCCTGGTGACGAACGGGTTGGCACTATGCCAGAGGTCGAGTGCCGGGTGCTGTTCTATTTCCTGCTTCTGTCCACCCTGCATCCGGTACAGCTTCCACTCTTGTGCGGCGATAGATTGAGCAATGCGATTGACCACCGCGAACAACCAGCCGACTGAGGACATGGCTGAAAGCTGCGCCAACTGGCCAGAGGGTTGCTGCGCCCCAGAGGCACCGAACCCTGCGCCCATGGCAGGCAGGCGGTCGGTGTTTATCTTGCCCAAGGCAGTACCAACGAATCGGGATATCAGCGACATTGTTTCACCTCGTCTTCACTATTTGAGCAGTCACGACAAGGCTGACACCAAAGACCAACAGACCAGCGCTCAGGATGCCCAGCGCATACACCAGCGTCCCGGCAAACAGTGCCAGGCCCATGGCCTCGATTGCTATCACGTAGCGTTCCCTCATAGGAACCTGATGTTCGGCGACCCCTGATTGGACAGGTCGCTGAGGCTGTACACCAGCGCGTCCACGAGGTCGTCGTGTTCATTGGAAATCGGAAAGCTGCACATCTGCTCCTCAGCCTCGTTGAAGATGCCCACGTGGTGGACACGGCCCTGCTCGTACAGCGCAGCCACTGGCTCAGCCCGAACGGTCTTGCCACGTGAGGCCCGGATGGATTCCACGTTCACCGTGCGTCCCAGACCCTCACAGGCGCGGTTGATGGTTTCCACCACCATGTCCCCACCGTTGTTGACCTCAGCCACAATCTTGTCCGCCTGCCAGTGGTCGTAGAACTCCAGTGCCTTCATGGCCCACTGCTGCGGTGGTAGTCGGAATCCATGAACGCCCAAGACGTAGTAGTCACCGTCGCCGCCCAGTGCCGCAATAGCTATACCCGTCTCGTCACTCTCCATCTTTGCCGTCACTGCCGGGTCGACCGCAATGACCACACGCGGCAGATTCGGAAGGCGTTTCTCTTCCTCCTCACCATCTTCGTTGATGACCACGTCCAGCGTTGTCGGGACTTCCGCAACCCTCGAAGCGTCAATCCACTCCGACTGCCAGAGCGCACCCTCGACATCCCCCACGAACTCACCCATCAATTCCTGACGACCCAGCCGCGTTCCGGCATAGCGCTCTTGCAGCCTATCCATGACCCGCGATGCCAACGCCGTGTTCTGATACGTGGTTCCATGCGTGACAATCGTTCCGGGCTGCGAGGCCAATTCCTTGACGAACTTCCTGGCCTTCGGCGTCGTCGTCACGATGACCCGTGGCGTCGGCCCAAGCCGAACACCGAACTGAGCCTGATGCCACGTCTCTTCCTTCCACAGTGCCAACTCGTCGCACCAGAGCAGCGTCCACTGCGGGCCGTTCCACCGTCCCGGCTCCTCAGCCGACATGAACCGCACATAGCCACCGTCCTTGTGACGCGCCGTCGCCGTGCTCCGGTTCCACGTGAAGTCGTCTCCTCCGATAGTAAGAAGGCCCGATGGGCCTTCTGCGCACACGTCACGCACGTCCGCAAACGTCGGCGCACCTATCCCCACTCGCGCACTCCGCCCGAACTTCTCCAGATGGTCGAGAACATACCGCGCCCCCGCCTCTGTCTTCCCCGCGCCGCGACCTCCCTGAAGCAACCACGTGTCCCACTCCCCCTCCGGCGGCACCTGGTACTCATACGGAGTCCAAACGGATTTTTGCCCGACCTGTAAGCCAGCGCTTGTGGCTGCCTTCCGAAACGTTGTAAGTATCACTCCCACGGCATCCCCTCGACCCCTGTGTGTGTATCGCTATTCCTTGTCGTCTTCTGTGAGTGCGTTGCGTACCACTGCGTCAGCACCACGAGTGAAGTCTTCGATGACATCGGGCGATAGGTTATGCACCCGTGCCACGTTGATGAAGACCTCCGATATCTGGTGCACCATCACTGAGTACGCCTGCGTCCTGGCCTCAGTCCGATTGGTCACCTCGCCACGCGCCAGACGCTCCAGCTTCGAGCCAGCCTCCAGCAGCCGTGCGATGTCCAGGCTGGTGCCACGCACCGACGATGGGTCGAGGCGCACCTGGTCGAAGGTCTGCGTCAGGTAGTGGGCCGCCAGTCTCTGCGTCACCTCACCTAGGTTGGCCTGCCTGTCGTTCATGGTGATGAGCGTCGAGGCGTCCGACTCCTGTTGCTGCGCCTGCGCCCGCTCTTCTGCGTCACTGAGGCGCTGCTGCCAGTGATAGCGGACTGAGTAGTTCTTCAGCGTGTTCAGGGTGATAACGAGTCCAAGCTCAGCCAATGTCTCTTTCAGTCTTGCAAGGCTTCTATCTGGCCCCATCATCAGATACAGGTCGAAGAAAGCCTGGTGATTTTTTTTGGCCAAGGCTTGGTTGGTTGGTCTGCCTATCTTCTTATTCGTCGTCATCAGCCACCTCGAATACTTCCATGTCTCCTGTTATGCGATGGGCCAGGGTCATCTCAGCAAGGATAAGGGCCTGAGCGCCTGCATTGGTGAGAGGGACAGAGCAATAGAAGTCTACTGCTTGCCTGACGAATGCCATTGCCGTGTGGACGGCGGGATGGTCTATCAGGTCAGGGGCCTCGAAGACCTCAGTCAGTTGCTCGCTGAGGGCGTCTATGCTGCGCAGGATGGCTTCCTTCTTGGCACGATGACAGGCACATGCACAGTTGGGCATCTGGCAATCAGCACAACAGTCGTGGACACATAGCAGACTCGTAGTCATACCCATTCTCCTAGTTCCTACAGGCTCATCACAGGTTGGTGGTCATAGGTCAGATTCCCATCGAACAGAAGGCTCAGTGGCACCAGTGCAAGACGGCTCATATTGTCGTCGCCACCCATCGTCCAACGGATTTTCTCCTGTTCGTCCAGCGCCTTTATGATGCCTCGCAGTTCATCCACAGGGAACACCAGCGAGCAGACGTGCCTGCCATCCTTCTCTAGCATCACCCACCAGTTCTTGGCTTGCGTCGTTGCCAAGCCGGAAGGCTTGCCCCTGCACTCGAACTCGACAGCCAGGTTGCCCCACTTCCACCATTGGAGGTCAGTCTTCACTTCCATCTTGCTGTCCTCGATGATGTGCCGCACCCTGCGTTCCCTAATCTGACCGAACTCCAAATCGTAGCGAAAGTCATTGTTGAATGACGTCATGCAGCCCCCCCTTGCATCGCGCCGACGAACTCACGGCGGTTGTGCTTGCTTATCTTGGCGATGTCAATGCGTTTCAGTCGCACGTTCAGAACATCCCCTGACTTCCAGTATGTGGTGGCCAATTGCGGATAGCGTCTGCATACCTCGCGTATGAGCGCCTCTCTGTGAACCAATCGGGCCTCCATGCTGCCCAGTTGCGCAGCGACACCACCAGAAACAGCTTGGAGCAGGTAGCGCGTCCTGACGCTGAGGTATTCGAGCCTCACGACCGCCCCATAGCTGGTGAATGATTGCAGGGTCGATTCCCAGTCATCATTTGAGCCTCGCCGATGACTGAACACAGGGTCGCCAGCATAGGAGCCGAAAAACACCCCGCAGATGAAGCGTAAGCCGACCACCGTTTGGTCGTTCATGAAGAGGCCGTTGTCTACAGGGTAGATACCCCACAATCTAGCCCTCGCAGCCTCGCACTGTGAGAAGCCGTCCTCAGCGATGTCGTCTATGCAGCCTTCGTAGCGTTCGACCTTCTTGCCGTGCTTCACCATGATGGCTTCTACATCGTCGTCGATGTTCAGGATTCTGGTTCCCTCAGCGAAGTGACCGTGATACCACTCGCGAGCATTTACCAACCCCAGAGAGGCCACTTCTGTGCGCCAACCGTTCCCCAGCGAGGCCAGGTAGCGTTCCTGCTCATTCGGGGTCGCACAGACCACCAG